GCGATGATGACCCCGGATGCGAAGCCGACCGACAATCCAGAGACCCGCGACATGGATTGGTCGAACCGCCAGAACGAGCGGCGGCGCAAGATGCTGGCGAAGCTGGAACCGGAAAGCGCCCAATGACCGTCATGTTGGTGCTCTAGCCCCCGAGAATAGCTGCCGAGGGCAGCGGGGCTAGGGCCGCATAACGGTACGAGGGTGAAGCCTTCAACAGGCAGAGCAGACAGGCGGGCAGACCGCCAACGCCTATGGCGCAACAGGCAGCACTAAGATCACCATGTTCACGGTGTTGCAACGCTATGTCACCGGCGATGAGTCGCTCTATCTCACGCCGCGCGTCCAGTACGCCCCGAAGGACGGCGGCCCTAACCGGATCGGCGATGTGCTCTGGATTGAGCGCACTGACGGCTCCCTCCAGGAAATCTGCGACGTCATGAACCCGTCCGGCAAGACGGTCGCCCGCTACCACTGGCCACACGGCGACATTGCGGGATCGGATTCGCCGAAAGTCCAGGGGTCGGTCGTCGCCTGATGCCGTTCTGGCGAACCCTGTTCTGGGTCGGCGTCGTCACGCTGTCGGCCCTGTGCTGGTGGGTGGCCATCGTTGCGGCCTATGTCATCCTCGCCATCATTGACCCGGCCGAGGCTGCCGGGCCATACCCAACCGCAGACGTGGCCCTCGTGTTCGCCGTGGATGCATCCGGCTCGATCGACGAGAACGAACTCAAGATCCAGCGTGAAGGCTACGCCGCCGCCCTCACCCATCCCGACGTGATTGAGGCCATAACCAACGGCGCTCACGGGCGGATCATGGTGGCCTATTTCGAATGGTCAGGATGCACCGAGCAGGGCCTCAAAGCCTCATGGGCGGTGATAGACGGTCCTGAAACGGCCCGTGCGTTCGCAGCCAGCCTCGTACAGCCCGGTCGCGTGGTCCCGGGGGCATCTACCTGCCCCAGCGCGGCATTGACGTATGCGGGCAACCTGCTGGCCCTGGCGCCCGAGATCGCCGAGCGGAACGTGATCGATATATCCGGCGATGGCGTCGAGGTCGGCGCCTACAGCGTCGTCCATGCCGCCCGTGATGCCCTGACATCCAAAGGCGTCACCATCAATGCATTGCCGATCATCTCGGCCGCAGATGGCCCGGTGCAGGCGTTCTATACCGATCATGTGGTCGGCGGGCCGGGCTCGTTCGTGGAGCCGGCCAAGGACTTCAGGGATGTCGAGCCGGCCCTTAGACGAAAGCTTATTTTGGAGATCGGCTGATGCCCACGCGATACGGCCCCGCCGTGCTCTGCAGCCTCGTCCTAGCCGGGCTCGTGTACATGAGCGTGCGGGCCGACGACCAGCGCATTTCGAGCGTCACGGCCAAGACAGCAGAGATGCAGGCCACGCTTGACCGCATTGAAGCGACCGCCCGCGAGACGCACGAAGCCGTCCAATTCCTCCGCCAGCACGAAGAAACCCTTGTGGACCTGACCAGATGACCGACGCCGACCTCATCACCCTCGCCGAACGTGAGATATCTTCCCTTCCCCCGGCATCCGCAGCAATCATGCGTGCTCTGGTGGAGAGGGTGAAGGTGAAGGTGCCGTCGAATTGGGTGGTGGGCGGCACCGCGCCGAGCGCGTCCCCTACGATCACAGGCGGGGGCTACGTACCGACGAGCACCACCGTATGGCGCAGTGGCTATCCAATCGGCCACGAGCGGGCCGACCAGCAGGCTTGGCGCCGCGCATAACCAATCCGCCTCCCGGGTTTCTCCCCTGTTCCCATCGACTCAGGGCAGGGAATACACGGCCACGCTGCGAGCCCGGCCGGGACCAAAGGCGGTGTCATCTACCCGGGTAAGCGTCGCAAACAAAGCCAATGCACACGAGCGAACCCGGAATCCGCCGGGACGGTGATCGAGCTTGGCCGGGTCACATATCCCTGCCGGCACCGCGATAACCGCATCGCCGGGGGAGCACCACCTACGAAAATGAGACGGAAACACCTGACAGGTATCGCGGCAATTGGCGAACCGTCGGCGTTTCGACGAGATGAATTGGCGAACTGCACAGGAATGACGTGGTTTCGATAGCATCCAATAAAGCGGAATGGCCTGCGGACCGCGTCGAGCGGCGCAAAGTGGCCGATCTGCTGCCCTACGCCAAGAACGCCCGGACGCACTCGGCCGATCAGGTGGCGCAACTCGCTCGCTCGATCGAGCAGTTCGGGTTCACCAATCCGGTGCTGGTCGACGACGACGGCACGATCATCGCAGGCCATGGGCGGGTGCTGGCGGCCAAGCGGCTGAAGCTCGACACCGTGCCGGTCATGGTGGCGTCGGGCTGGACGGACGCACAGCGCCGCGCCTACGTCATCGCGGACAACCAACTGGCCTTGAACGCCGGCTGGGACGAGGACGTGCTCAAGGACGAGTTGCGTGCCCTCGGCGAGATGGGCTTCGACCTGGCGCTGACCGGGTTCGATGATGTGAGGCTGGCGTCGTTCCTCGTGAGCGGCGAAGGACTGACCGATCCGGATGAGGTTCCGGACGCTCCTGCTGTGCCAACGACACGGCTCGGCGATGTGTGGCTGCTCGGCGACCATCGGGTGATGTGCGGCGATAGCACGGACGCGGGCGTGGTCGAGAGGGTGATGGACGGGCGGCCAGCCGATCTCGTGTTCACATCGCCGCCCTATGCTCAACAGCGGACCTACACCAAGGCCATCGCTGATTGGGACGCCATGATGCAGGGCGTGTTCGCTGCTCTGCCCGTACACGAGACGACGCAGGTTCTGGTCAACCTCGGGCTCGTCCATCGCGAGAACGAGTGGATCCCGTATTGGGATGGCTGGATCGAATGGATGCGGTCGCAGGGCTGGCGCCGCTTCGGCTGGTATGTCTGGGACCAAGGGTCGGGGATGCCCGGCGATTGGAACGGGCGGCTCGCGCCATCCCACGAATTTATTTTCCACTTCAACACTGAAGCCGAGCGGGCTAGGAAGTCGAGGGCTAAGAAGCCTGAGAGCATCAAACTGAACCGGACGACCATGCGAGCGCGTGACGGTGCGGTGGGGACGCGCATCTCAAACCCGGCTGCTGGGCTTCAGCCAAATAGAGTGGCGGACAGCGTGATCCGGGTCGTGCGCCACATGGCACGCGGAATCGAGGTCGAGCATCCTGCGGTGTTCCCGGTCGATCTCGTAGGCGAGGTCATGCTGGCCTACAGCGACGCAGGAGACACGGTGTTCGATCCGTTCGGCGGCTCTGGCACATCCGTGATCGCGGGCGAGAAGCACGGCCGCGCTGTCCGCTGCCTCGATATCGCGCCCACCTACGTAGACGTCTCCGTTCGCCGCTGGGAAGCCTTCACAGGCCGCGAGGCTATCCTCGACGGCACATCGTCCACATTCACCGAGATTGCCCGTCAGCGGGCCACCAGCGAGGCAGCATGAGCGGCCGTGTTGGGGGATTGCGCAACCCACCCGGTGGGCGCCCGCGCGAACTCGTCGGCGATGAGAAGACCATGCAGACCCTCACCGGCCTCGGCAGCATCCAGGCCACCAGCCGGGAGACCGCAGCCGTGCTCGGCGTCACCGAAAAAACGCTCTACGACTTCTTCAAGCGCGAGCCGCATGCGAAGGAGGCGTGGGACGCGGCCAAGGAACAGGGCAAGGCATCGCTGCGCCGCACGCAGTTGAGGCTCGCCGAGAAGAACGCCGCGATGGCGATTTTCCTCGGCAAGAACCTGCTCGGCCAATCCGACAAGCACGAGATGGAGCACAGCGGCCCACAGGGCGCGCCCATCCAGACGGACGGCACGCTGCGCATTGAGTTTGTGAGGCCGCCCGAGAAGCCCGACGATGACGACGGTTCGGCTGCCTGAAGCCTTCAGCGAGCTTTTCGAGCCGTCGAGGTACAAAGCGTATTATGGCGGGCGGGGCAGCGGGAAAAGCCACAGCGTGGCAACCGCCCTGCTCGTCCTTGGCACACAGCGGCCGGTCCGGGTTGGCTGCTTCCGCGAGATCCAGAAATCGATCCGCGAGTCGGTCAAGAAGGTGCTCGACGACAAGATCGCCGAAATGGGCCTGCACGGGTTCTACCGTAGCCTTGAGACCGAGATACGTGGCCAGAACGGAACGTGGTTCGGTTTCGCTGGCCTACGGGGCAACGCAGACGGCATCCGCTCGTTCGAGGGCCTGACCCATGCGTGGGTCGAGGAAGCCGCCACGGTCAGCCAATCGTCATGGGATACGCTGATCCCGACGGTTCGTGCGCCGGGGTCTGAGATCTGGGCCACATGGAACCCACGTCATCCGGACGATCCGGTGGACAGGATGTTCCGGGGCAAGGGCGGCGCGCCACCCTCGGCGGTGGTCCGCCGCGTCAACCACGAACAAAACCCATGGTTCCCAGCCGAGCTTGAGCTTGAGCGGCAATGGGATCTGAAGCGAGACCCGGACAAGCACGCCCACATCTGGGGCGGCGAGTACCTACGGAACTCTGAGGCGCGCGTCTTCCGCAACTGGCGGGTCGAGGCGTTCGAGACACCGGTCGACGACCGCGACAAGGGCACCACGGCGCCGCTGTTCTATTTCGGTGCGGACTGGGGGTTCTCCGTCGACCCGTCGGTGCTGGTGCGCTGCTGGACCAAGGACCGAACGCTCTACGTCGACCACGAAGCCTACAAGGTCGGTTGTGAGATCGACCGGACGCCGGCCCTTTTCGACAGCCTGATCCGCGATGAGCCAGGCATGGCGCGCAAATGGCCAATCCGGGCCGACAGCGCCCGCCCTGAGACGATCAGCTACATGCAACGGAACGGCTACCCGAAGATCGTGGCGGCCACCAAGGGGGCTGGTTCGGTCGAGGACGGGATCGAGTTCCTGAAGTCCTACGACATCGTGGTGCACCCGCGCTGCCAGCACACGATCGATGAACTGACCATGTACTCGTTCAAGACCGATCCGCTGACCAATCAGGTCACGCCGGTGCTTGAGGACAAGAAGAACCACGTGATCGACGCGCTGCGGTACGCCGTCGAGCTGCTCCGCAAAAACAACGTCGCCGTCGTCGGCTCTTACCGGATGGGATAATGGCAGCCAGCGACAACAACCCGGCGACACCATCCGGCGCCTATGCGGCTGGATCCGTCGACCGGCGGCTGATCCATGACGTCACCGGTGGGCTGCCGGCTATCCAGGCAGGCAAGGAACTATACCTCACCCGCTGGCATGACGAGGACCAGGGCGCCTACGACCGCCGCCTCAAGGATGCGGTGTGGACGCCGCTGTTTGACGACATCCTGCATGGGCTGGCCTCAAAGCCGTTCAGTCGGGAAGTCGGGTTCGACGGTGATCCGCCGGCCCGTATCGAGGACATGGCCGAGGACATCGACGGAGAGGGCAATAACCTCCACGTCTTTGCGTCCAGACTGTTCAAGGACGGCATCCGGGACAAGCTGGCGGGTATCCTCGTCGACTATCCGATCGCCGATCCTGAGGTCACCACGGTCGAGGCAGAGCGCAAGGCTAACCGCCGGCCCTACTTCGTCGAGGTCAAGGAAGCCGATCTGATCGCGATCTACCGCGAGTTCATCGGCGGCATCGAGGTCATCACCCACGCCCGCATCCGTGAATGCGAGATCAAGCGGGATGGCTGGGGCGAGGAAGAGATCGAGCGTGTGCGGGTGCTGGAGCCCGGCAAGTGGTGGCTCTACCGCAAGGTCAAGGGCGAGAACAACCGCGAGGACTGGATCGTCGAGGCTGCCGGGCTGACGACGCTGGACTACGTGCCGCTGGTGGTGTTCGAAACCGGCAAGGTGCCGCCGCTGGCGAAGATCGCCCGGATGCAGGTCGAGCTTTACCGTCAGGAGAACAACCTCAAATCCATCCTGTCCCGCACGGCTTTCCCGCTCTATGCCGCCAACAAGATGACGCCGCCTCCCGAGGGCGAGAAACTGACGATCGGCCCGGGCGCTGTCCTGTTCGGTGGGGCCGAAGGTGAATGGCAGATCCTTGAACCGGCCGGCTCCTCAATCGAGCAGCAAAGGGCCGTAATCGAGGCGATCAAGCAGGAGATGCGCCGCCTCGGGATGCAGCCGTTGCTTCCGGGCACAGGCGATATCACCGCCACCGCCACCGCAACTGAATCAGCCAAGGCTCACAGCTGGGTGCAGGAGAAGGCGCTCGCACTCAAGAACGTGCTGGAAGAGGCCCTCGCAATGATGGGGGACTGGATCGGCGAGAAGGTCGAGCCCGAGGTGTTCGTGCATGTCGACTTCGGCGTCGACATGCTGACCGGCCAGGACGACCAGACGATCCTGCTGATGCACGAGCAGCGGGTGATATCGAAGGAAACCGTCCGGGACGAGATGAAGCGCCGTGGCAGGCTTGCCGCTGATTACGACGGCGAGGAAGACGACGCGCTGATCGAGTCCGAGATGGAAGCCATGATGGCGCTGCTGCCTGACGTGGCGCCGGCTGGGGGCG